GAGATGCGGGAGCGGGAAGAGACGCGCCCAGAGATAATCGAGGCCATCGAGCGTCTGGAACCAACTCAGTCATTCTTTGTGGGCACCAATGACGAGGACCATACCCAGCGCCGGATGGCTGCACTGAGGCAGCGTCTCAGTCGGATGAAAAAAAGCGGGAGCGACAAAAGATTTACGTTGCACAAGCGCGAGGAAAACGGTCGTCAAGGATTCAGAATCTACCGACTGTGAGGCTTACGAACAACCATAACCTGCCTAGCGTTGTCGCGGATGCATTGTCATACAACGACTACACCAAGGGCGACAGTCTCTTGTCTGTCACGCAGTTGATAGACAGTCCTCGCGTGTCATTGTTGCAGAGACGGCATGACGATGACATCGAGCAGGATGTGTCGGACCTGATTTGGTCTCGGATGGGAACGTCCGTGCACGAAATGTTTGAGCGAGCAGCAGAAGGCCGCGCTGAAACAATCAGTGAAGAGCGGCTGTTTGCCGAAGTGAACGGCTGGCGAATCTCTGGGGCCATCGATCTTCAGGAAATGGTAGAGGGTGGTGTGATTGTCAGCGATTACAAGGTCACGTCGGCGTGGTCGGTGATATTCGATAAGTCGGAATGGCACAAGCAGTTGAACTGCTATGCATGGCTGGTGAGGCACGCTAAGGCATTGAACGTAAAACAGCTAAGAATCATTGCTGTGCTGCGTGATTGGGCTCGCCGCAGGGCGCAGGATGGCGGCGACTACCCTGACTCCCCGATTCAAGTGATCGACATTCCCATGTGGTCTGATGCCGAGCAAGACAGGTACGTCGAGGAGCGCGTGCAACTCCATCAGGCAGCGGACTATGAGCATGAGACGGGCGGCGTGCTTCCCGACTGCAGTTCAGAGGAGCGGTGGGAAAAAGCGACAACCTTCGCCGTGAAAAAGAAGAATCGAATCAGGGCGATCAAGGTCCACACTGTCGAGGAGGAGGCACAGGATCACGCTCAGAGATTGGGAGACGCGCACTATGTTGAAAAGCGTGTGGGTGAGAGCACCCGCTGCACGCAGAACTGGTGTCGTGTGAACAAGTGGTGCTCACAATGGGAGGAGGCCAACAATGGCTAAGAAAAAAAGTGCAGACTTGAAAAGCATGTTGTACCAAGTGAAGTCTAAGATCGCGGGAGTAGATGAAGAGTTTTTCCAGCGACGTAGCCGTCGCGCCGAGGTCATGCGGACGCTAGACAGGATGGAAGTCAAGCAAGTTGCGATCATTGCTATCAACGACCGCACCTACTTTTATCAGTGGAAGAAGGCCAATCCAAAAAAAGACGCGATGTCTAATACGAAAGACGGCGTTCTCCTCGTCAAGAGGACGGCATGATTGAAGATCCAACTTTTGCCGTGAAGATGCTGGGTATTTGGCAGATGTCAAAGATCCCGAATCTCAAGGCGCGATTTGAGGGCGACAAGGTGGTGTTCACATGGGGAAACAATCGCCCGATCACGTTCTTGATGCGCGAGTTGATTGAGCAACTTGAGCCGGTGGAAATTCTGGAAATTCTGGAACGACATCTTTCTGTCGAAGGCGTACCTGTAAAGCGTAACGACTTCAGACACTTCACCAAGAATCCTTTGGAGTGAACATGGCTAATTACGGAGACGTGTGGACGACGTTGTCAGCGATCAACGTCAACGAACACACAGAAAAAAAGAACGGTCTGACCTACCTGTCGTGGGCGTGGGCGTGGGCAACGCTCATGCGCGAGTATCCGGAGGCGACGTACTCGTTTGGCGACAACGAGGTGCTATCAGATGACACCGTTATTACACATTGCACGATCAATATAGGAGAGCTTGAGCGCAGCATGTGGTTAGCCGTTATGAGTGGCTACAAGAATGCACCAGTGGAAAACCCTTCAGCGACACAAGTCGCCAACACACGGATGCGGTGCCTCACCAAGTGTATGGCAATGTTTGGGTTGGGCCACTATATATATGCAGGTGAGGATCTCCCCGAGGACGATGAGCCTAAGCAAAAAGCCAAAGCCAAACCCAAGCCCGTGGAGGAGAAGACTCAAGCTCTGCAGCAAGGGATCTTTCAGGACTTTGAGAAAAGTCTAGCCAACATGGTCGAAGGCGACGGCGACTGGGATGAAAAGTTTTGCACTGACGTGTGCGAACTGGTTATCAACATCGCCAAGCTGACACCGCTTGAAGGACTCAAGAGCCTGCATGTCGAGAACAAGGCTAATCTCGACAAGATCAAAGAACTGTACCCCAATGTCTACGACGCATACGTCGAAGAACTCAAATCAATTCGTGCAACCAAGCAAGAGGAAGGCAAATGAGCAGAGAAAACGTCGAAACAGGTGAAGCGTTTTATTTAAATAACAATGAGCGTAAGAGTGCAGACAATCACCCGGACTTTGTCGGGCGACTGGTCTTGTCAACCGATGAGCTTCGCGGGTTGATTGAGATACATGAACGCGACACCGAAGGTAATCGGGAACCAATGCTCCAAATTGACCTGAGTGGCTGGAAAGGTACGTCGAAGCGTGACGGCACGCCGTATCTCTATATGCGGCACGAGGTTTACACCGGTCCACGCAAAGCGCCCGGGCCCAAGCAATCCCGCAAAGACAGCAGCGATTGGATTTGAAATTTATTATCCACACCATGAGCCACGATCAGGTCATCGACCTGATCAGGCTCTTAGACAAGGTCGATAGCTCACGAACGGATGAGGTTAAGCATTTGTTGAAGAGTGCTGAACTCGGCGTGAAGCTGACCGTGGACAAGGTGAGGCGATCTCGATCACGTCAACAAGAAAACTACTACCGCAAATGGGTCAATGAGTTTGCGAAGTGGTGCGGACTAACGCATGACGAAATGCATGAGGAGTTGCTTTGTCGTGCGTATGGCAGCGAAGAGATCAACACAAAATTTGGTTTCAAGCGGAGACCAATCAAGAGATCCGGCGAGGCCAATCGAGAGAAGTATTCTGAGCTAATCGATACACTCATCATCACAGCCGCAGAGATGGGGTTTGCAATCCCCGAACCGAATGACGGGGAATGACGCATTCCAGAAATGGATGGAGATTTTTGAGGGATGGGGCGATGAAAATGAAAGCCTGCGTGTGCGGGAAGCTGATCAAGATCCGAACAAAAGCGTGCAGAGAGTGCCAGCCAAAACTGAAAAAGAAATCGGGAGACCCCGAGATGTTTGCGGCAGCGCAGCTCCAGACTTGGCTGTCGAAATCATGGAAGAAAACGAGGAAGGCAAAGTGAAAATAGAAAAAGACGTGCCCGTGCCAAGCAGAACCGTGAACCTATCTACCACCTATCCTTGGGGTGAGATGGAAATCGGTGACAGTTTCTTTGTTGAAGCGACCGAAGAGATGCCGATGGTTAAGAGGCAGAACAGCATGTTCAGCTCCGTCGCCTACTACCGGCTTGCTCAAAGGCTATCCAAAGATGAATTTGGTATATCAACTCGACGCTGGCCAAAGGGTAGGCCGTATGGAATACGGGTCTGGAGGGTCAAGTAAGATGGGATACACTGACGACGGAATAGGTTTCCGAAACCGGGACACCAGCATTGAGGCTGCAATATCTGACAAGAAGGGCAAGCTCTCCCTCCGAGAGCAGGCGTTTCAGGTGATTGACGAGGCAGCATCACCGCTGAGCGCCGACGATGTTGCCAACATTCTCGACCGACCATTCATCAGCATTCGTCCACGGATCACTGAGCTATGCAATCAGAAGAGGATTCAGGACAGTGGGCTGCGAGGTAAAACGCAGTGGGGAAAGAAGTGCATCCTCTGGGAAACTTATGAACGCGGCGACTGGCTTGAATAATGGACGACAAAACGTTAGTCATCATTGATAGCAGAGAACTTGATGAACTTAAAGAAGCTCTCAACAAGGCGACAAAATCATTCGATGAGTTTGTTGCGGAGTTTCGCCAGTTCAATCGAGTTGTAGCGGACTTACATGACGAAGATTAGGAGGTCTGCAAAGGGGAAGATGTGCGCCCTGCAGATTCATCCGTACTGCAACAACAACCCAGAGACCACGGTGCTGGCCCACCTACCAAGTCTGGCCAAGGGAATGGCCATTAAGAGCCCAGACTACTTTGCAGTCTATGCCTGCTCAACTTGCCATGATGTCATCGACGGCAGGATGAACACTGATCTACCCAAGGTAGAACTCTTGCGTTGCCAGATGCGAGGACTTGAAAGGACTTGGAGCCAGCTAATCTCTGAAGAGCTAATAGTTATTAGCTAACCTATTTGGTCCTGCCAACTTTTCTGTCATACGATTTGTTGAACCTGTTGTAAGTTAGGTTCATTAAGTCGTAGATCCTCTGCTCTGCTTCTGCAAATCTAACTGCAGAGTCAGGAGATCTGGAAGCCAAAACTTTAAGCCTGTCCCTTCTTTTCCTTAGATCACGCAGCCTTCTTTCGGCTCGGTCTAAATCAGACAGCGTCTTGAAGTAATTGGAATTTTCCCTTCTGTACTTCAGTCTTTCTCTGCCGCGCAAGGCGTCAAGCCGTGCCTCTTTCTGCTCAAGCTTGATCTTCCTTTCGTAGAAATCTGCAGCGCCAACCCTTTCATCTGGCTCGCCTTTTATTCTACGCAGGAAAGGTATCTCCCGAACCTTTAGCTCTTCCCCCTTCTGCCACTTCTCAAAAGCATCGTAGTTCCGCATGCCAAATGTCCCAGCGCCACCCAATGCAAACTCGGCTAGGTGCTCAAGGGTATCAGGCGATATATCTATAGCCCCGGGCTCCTGCTCGTTACCGCTAATCATGGCATTCAAAGATTTTGCTATGACCTTAAACGGAGTTCGCGTAGTAGACATCGCCAATTGAGAGTCAGGCTGCTGGGTTCCTGTCGGAAAGTTTTCTCGATAGATGGGAGACCCAAAGAAATTTTCGTTCCTTGCAAGCTCAACGAATGGCTGCGTAATAGTTGGTGCTGGAGAAGAAAACCCTATGGGCGAGAACGAACCTAGAAAGGCGCTTGTCACATTTGACGCAGCCTTTGTAGGCGAAATGTTTCCCGACTTTATCTCCATCAGGTTCTGTCCAAGAACGTGGAATACGTTGTATCCGTAAGGCAGCGGGATTGTGTAATAGTTCTTACCATCATCAGCCATGATGACTATGTTTCGCTCTTTAACGAAATCAGGAATCTCTGAATAGTAAGACCGCCCACTCTCCGGGTTCTCTTCGCTCTCCTCTTCTGCTCTCGCTGCTGCCAAGGCACCGAACATAATCAATGAAGAGACGGCACCTTGCTTGACCCGACTTGCTTCTGAGCTAAGCGGATTCATATTGGGCCCAAACAAACCTCTAGCAAAGTTGGCTGTACCCTGAACGCTGGCATTGAAGAAAAGGTATATAGAGTTAAGAAGATCTCCTGCCATCCCTTTCCGGTTAAAGTTTACTGTTAAATTCTTAGCAAGAGATGCAGCTTGCGACACTGCCTCTTGTCTCGGAATACCAGCGTTAAGAAGCTCATCCCGAGATGCCTTGAATGTGGCAAGCCTTACAGCATTTTCCACTGCGGAATTACTGTCCTCCACAAACTGCATGACCTGCTGGAATCTTCTTTTGAAAGTGCCTTTGAATGTTCCATTGGCCATGTCAACCATAGACTGAACAGTCTCAACCTGTTCTTCTGGTGGACGTGAGTGGAACCAGTCAGCCTTTGCGCCAGACTCCATAAACTCTTTGAAATCAGCCTGATCTTTGGGATCTAGGCCGCTGAGGTCTCCAATAAACGTGCCGTCTTTTAGTTCCCCTCTACGCAGCCCTTTATAAAAGACCCCCATAGATGGGATGACATCTTTCAGAACCTGAGTGACAAGACGCTGATCCTTAGCTTTCCCTTGCGACATATCCTGCTCGCCAAGGATGTTGAAGATCGCTGTCTGAACGTCACGAGAAAAGTTGCCTATGACAAACTCAGGGTTCAATGATGTATTCATCATCGAAAGGAATCGGTTAACGATACTGAACTTTTGTATCAGATTATCTGCCGTACCTGCATCCATGCTGACGACGGCGTCCCTTAGCCTCTTGTCCGTAAGCTCAACATAAACCTGCTGACCATTTAGCTTGACGCCAATCAAGTCTTGATCAAACCCGGGAGTTAAGTTGTCGCGCTTCAGAGTAATCCGCTGAACAAAATCTCTTTTGTTTGCATCCCTCGGAACTTCCGAAAACGTCTCGCCTCTCAGGTTCTTGTCTGGCCCTACATAGGTGAACTTCTTTTCAAATGCCCGTGCGTACCGGGGATCTTCCGGGGATATGACTCTCCAGAAATCTTCATCGGGGTTAGCCCGAATCAAGTTGACCAGCCTCTCACCGAACTGCTTGTTCTTTGCAGCCCTAGTCATTGCACGCTCAGCATTTAACAGGATGTGCCCCAAGGGAGACTGAGCGGCTGACTCCCGGCCCATTGCCCGAAGGAACTCTTTGCCTCTTGTGCTGAGACTGCTGCCTACAATGACGTTCTCGGCGTAGTCGTCTTCAATATCTTTCCCCCGCATGGGGGCGTAATACTTGTATGCACCACGAATCGTTTCCGCCGTGTCCTTATCAAGAAGGCCACCCTCAACAGTGGTGTCCAATGTTTCATTTACAATCTGATCCAAGTCTGCAGCAATGTCATTGAGCTTCTTGGATCTAGGGTTCCCTCCGACCCATGACTCGTTTGCGCTATCCCAGTCCAGACCATAACGCTCCTTCATCTTTCGCTTTACAAAGCTATTAGAAAGAACTTGTCCGGTCTTGAGCTTGCCTGACCCCGGATTATTTTCTACATCTCTTTCAGGATCACGAACGGCGATTCTTTCATTGCGCTCTATTGCATGGCGCATGATCAGAAACTCATCGACTTCTTCCAAGCTGTAACCAGAGTTGGCTATCTTGTTTGCCAGAGGTCTTTTCCGGTCTTCTTCAAACCGGCGCATCTTGTTGCCGACAATGCCAGCAATTGATTCTTCGCCTACATAAGGAGACTCTGTAGCCTTAAGGGGGCTCAAGCCAAGACCCCTGCGGTAGTTATTTATTTGAGCCTCAACATTCTTGAGGCCAATAAATTTATCTGCAATCTGATAGATAAACTTTTCGCCAAAGGTGTAGCCCTTGGTTTGGAAAGCCATCGGCTCACCAAAAACTTCTTGCTCAATAATAGACTTTTGAACTTCAGGGGTTCTATCTACAGCCCCCATGACAGTATCTTCTGGATTTCTTTCAGAAAAACTTTTTGCCTTTTGAGCGGCTTGCTGAACATCCTCTTGAGGACCGACCCTTCTTCTTGACTCCAAAATAGGATCTTCGTATTCAATGCCTTCTGACCAAGTCCAGCTAGGCATTAACCCTGTCTTTTGTTCAGCAAAGACAGTGTCTTCTAATTTAGCCGCTCTGTTGGTATCACCATAAGGTCCGTAATTTAGCCAACTATTTTGGCCCCTTGTTTCGCTGGTCAGGGCGTGAAGCGCAGGCCCGGTAAATAATCTAGCATGAGCTTGCCAAGCATTTTCTTCCCCTCGACCTCTAAATCCAGCGCCCTCCAACCCATGGCCAAACGCATCGTGAACGGCTCGGAATAAATCATTAGCTGTAACAATCTGCTCGACACCTTCCTGATCCCTCCACCGAAGTCCAGTGTCCCTTAGCATTGGGTTGTCTTCTACTTCAGCCCCCGTTAATCCCTCAGTGCCATAACCATCGTATGTTCCATACACCGCCATTCGTTTATTGTTGCGGAGATCCCGCATCGCGTTGAATGGATTGCCATCATATGGATCTGATTCAGAGTCAAAGAAAGAAAACTCGTACCCGGCCTCAACAAGAGCTTTGTACTGATTACGAGTCTGCTCTATTAAGTCATCATAAGCCTTAAGAACTGCAGGATTCTTAGGGTCATGGCGCATATCATCGTAGGCTTTAGCTATCCTACGCGCCCGATCTTTTTTTACCTTGACGTAGGATTTCTGCCTCCCAAAGGGGATTCCGTACTCTTCAGCGTATTCTTCTGCAACTGAGACAAGCTCGGGGTCTGGACCCGTGGCCCCTTGGATAACCGGCGCACCATCAAGCGGCGTAAAGCTTCTGCCCTGTAGCCGTCTTCTTCTGTCTCTATCTCGTCTTCGTAATCGTCGTCTATAGACATCTTCTGAATCACTCGTAGTAATATCTTTGTCTAGTGTATCATCTTTCTTCTTTGAGTATAGAGTCTCAAACGGATCGCCGCTAGGGCGGACATTTTTCGTGGCATTTTTTGCAAGAACAAGCGGACCAATTTGAACAACTTCTTCAGCAAAAGTTACGGGCTCCCCCGTTTTCCTGTCGTAGAAATAAGAGTGCCTTCTAGGATCGAAGCCAACCTGAATCCAATCAGGAGAATCTAAAGCCTCTCTTGCTATGGCTTGATTTTCCGCATCAGTTCTATTTACGAAGTTACCCTCAATCCGAGCGAAAGGATTTTTGTCGAATTTTCTCATCGGGTTTCGCAAATTTTCCCGCATTCTTCTCTGAGTGTCTTTGTCAGACTCCTTGTACTTTTTCGTCCTCTTTAGGGCCTCTTCCTTTTCCGGGAGTTCTTGTCTTATTCTTTCTCTCTCTATGTAGCCCCTTGTCCCGGGAACCGTTCCTTCAATGATTCTTTGAGCGGTAGGCTGCGCTATGCGAGTAAAATCTGCGTTGTTGACTGAAGCCGTTGCTCTATGAGAAGTCATGCCTTTAGCATGAATTGTTGGAACCCAAACGCCATGCCTAGTATAGGCATGTATATCTAGCCGCAACCCAACCGGAGCCCCATCGTCTATTGGTAGGTTAATCTTCTTTTTCTTAGGCTTATCCAACGCATCAGACATTTCCTGCGTAGTCGCGGGGCGTGGAACAAAATCATATTCACTAATTGTTCCAAGGACGACGGCGTCATAATCTTCCCTGCTTATCTCTCCATCTTGAAAACGCCGATAAGCATTAGCAACCTCTGGCCTCACTCTTGTGTCAGGGGCACCAACCTCTCTCTCCTCTACACCCCTTGAAGCCTGAATCTGCTCCTCTTCAGTCTCGGGAAGAGTTACCCCGGCCCCGGTAAATACTTGCTTGTCAGTAAGTACGTCTCGCTCAAGCCCAATACCTCTTTCAGGTACAGCGCCCCGCCCCCTCTCCAAGGCACGCAGTGTTCTGATTTCACCACGCTGACGAGCCCCTATCTCGCCTCTTTCAAGTCGAGTGAGAACATCTTCAAAACTCTGGAAGCCAGATCCACGCAAGGCGTTACCAGTCCTTTCAAAGAACTCGTACATCCTCTCGACCAAGCTTCTTGGCTTGCCGGTAATTAGCTTCTTATCTTTGCGCCCATATCTAATCAGGTCAGCAACTGCTTCTTCCATTTGAGAAACAGCATTCAAATCTTCGTATCTGGATTGGGCATCGTTATAAAACGTGACATTGCCAGAACCCGGCACAATCTTTTTCTTTGCTAGGCCCTCAAGAAGGCTCCACTCCTTGCCTGTCCATAGGTCTAGGCTTCTTACGCCATGAACTAACTCATGATCCAGAATATCTGCAAGCGCCTGTCTCCTTGCTTCAGGAGTTTGATCTCTTGCGGCACCATTAATCCTGTCCAGACCAAGGAAAACTGTCTTAGATGCAGGCTTAAAGAATCCTTCAACACTAGCGGAAATATCTTCCTCTGGTCGCCCAGTGAGGATTACCTCTCCCTCTCTGGTAACAGGCCCCCGCTTCAAGGTGTCCAGTACCCTGACCCGGATGTCATCCAGACCCATTCCCTTTAGATCATTTGACAGCGCATCTTCAAGATTTTTAGCTTCCTCTGAAACCTTTTCTTCGTAAGGCTTTATCTCTGGAACAAATGGCTCTGCCGGGGCAGGAAGCGAAGGACGAGCAGATACCTCGTCTCGGTCATTAATAAGACCTGCCTTCTGAATATCTTTCCGTAGGGCAGAGGCAACTGTTCTGATCCGCTTGGTTGATCCTATATCCCCAAGGATGCTCTCAATGTTTTCTACTGTGCCGTCACCAGTCTCAGAAACATGTCGAACTGCGGCGTTATACTGCGTCCTTGTGTAAGGCTTCGGTCTAAAATCAGGAAGCGATACAGCGTCCTGAACTACCGGAAACTTTTTGATCTCGTTGACAAGATACATGCGCTGAGAAGGAGTCATCTTTCCTACATCAGACTCACCAACAATCTTCTCAAAAATGTATTTAACTTCAGGCGAACCAACGTCAGACATGATGTTCTTACTGACCAGCACCTCCTTCGCCTCAGCTAACGTTCTCCGCCCATCCTGATACTCCTGCCTGCTCTTCGCTAGGCGAGCGCCAACAGTTCCAAAGTCCTCAAGAATCTGATCTTGACTGGGCGCTTTAACCCCCAGCAAAACGTCAAATACTTTTGTGTATTTGTCCCCCAATACTTGTTTAGCCTCATCAAGACTAAACTCTTCAACTTCGCGGAGCCCTTTCTTTCTGCGCTCAAAGTTAATCTGCTGAGCCGCTGTAAGGTTAGACAGTGGGCGGTATAACTTCTCTCCCCTGTCTGTATATGGCGGGACTCCATACTGAATGGTATGAAGCTGATCTATGGTTTTGTCTTCTTGGTACGGAGAACTAGGGGACTGAACCGTACCTGCAGCGTCATTAAGCACGGCTGCATTGATAGAAAATGTCTGTGGTCTGTTTAGCTTCTGACCAATAACGTATAAAGATTCTGCTTGTTTCGGGGTATACGCTTCAGGAGAAAGATCCAAGGAATCAATGACAGCACTATTAACCCTCCGATTAAATATCTGCTGATTAAGATTCGCCATCAAATGAATAGCGCCCTCTCTTTCTCGAAAGGATTGACCAAATTGCTGTCCAGTTTCGGAATGAACTGCCTTGAATATAGAACCTTCCGGGGTCTTTTCTTCTACGACATCAAACTTGCCTACATCAGGGAACCCTTCAGCAGACTTGACCGCATTGTTCGCAAGCTGGTTTGAGTAGTTGTACGCAGCTTCAGACAATTGGCGAGGAGTCATGCTTGCGGGGTCTATGGCTCCCCCAGCAAACGGTTGAAGCGGGTCATACGTTACTTCTTCCCTTGCAGCCGCAGCTTGTTTGGCGTCGAATGCTGCTTCGTCTCCCTCCAAGACAGCATCTACTTCGGCTTTTCTTTGAGCTTGCTCCGTCTCTTCTGCAATTGATTTGGCCCTTTCGGCATCTTCATAAAACGACTCAGCCGCTTCAACCTCTGACGCCCTAAGCGCGGCCTCCTTCTCAACCTCAGATTCGCGCATAGTGTTAGCTCTGCGCCTGTACACCCCTGTTGTAATGGCATCAAGCAGAGCGCCAGCCCCGGCACCTACAGTAAAGTCATCCCAAAGGGTGTCACCATAAGTGACCTCGTCAGAATAAACCGCATCTTCGACGGCGCTCTGAGCAAGAGAAGCTGCAACCTCTTGCGCTCCCTCAAAGGCACCCGCCTTTATCATGCTTGTTACGGCGCTAAAAGCTTCCTCGCTCTTAACAGGGTCTCTGAATCGCCCAATCTTCTTAAGGATAGATAGCGGTGCAAGTGCCTCAGAAGATCCAATCAGACCACCTAGCGCAATAGCCAAGTCTTCCTGACCGGCAGATACATCTTCGCCTCTCGCTCTTGCGGCAGCTACTCTGTCGGCCTGCTCTGACGCACCAGCACCTACGCCAGCACCTACCGTGGCAGAGGTTCCTGCAATGCCAGCGCCTCTAGCGCCTGCACCTAATAACGAAGCACCTCTGACCGCTCCCAGACCGGGAACAAAAAAGGAACCTATTGAGCCCAGACCTTCGCTAAGCTTTACAAGGTAGTTATCTTTGTATAAATCCCCGACGCCCAGACTTTCATTGAGTGCTTGCTTGCCTTCATTGGCTAAGCGAATAAGCTCGTTTTCATTGCCACTGTCTATTAAATCCTCAAGACCTATAAAGTCTGTTCCGACATCCGCAAGCTCGGCCAGACCCGCCCCGGCGGAAAGCAACCCAGATCCAAATCCACGAACCACACCCTTACCCATCTCCCCAGTAAGCTCTAGGTAGTTGGTGCCTTGATCTAAGCCTAGCCTTTGATAGTAATCATTTACATCAAGGTCTGAGTAATACTTTCTATGAAGCGCATCAGCAAGATCTTTGTCGGAGATGTTGTCGTACTGAGGATACTTAGTCCTAAAATCTGTTAGCGCAGTCATAGGAATCAGTCTGATCCAAGGATGCCAACAGGGTCTCTTGAATTTATACCCGGCGCTGGAGCTAAAGTACCTCCTTGCGTTAATGCTGCAGAGCCTCCTCCCGGCATAAACGTCCCCGTAAGCATTTCCATCCGCTCTCTAATCTCTTCTGGGGAAGCCTCTTGATTTTCATACATCCAGTCCTCAAGGGCCCGTTGAATTGCTGGCTTAATCAAATCTAATTGCGATTTGTCATAATTAAGCTGAGCCGTCTTTCCCAGAGACTCATACCGCAAGATAACAGCTTGCTGGACAATATTATTCAGCTTGGCTTTTCTGGCATCGACATTTGCGTCATAAGTAGCATCTGCTATGTCGGTCTCTAAACCGACAGTTGTTTTAATTACATCCGCCTCTAAGCCTATACGAGATAATTCTGCGGTTCGATCAGCGGCATAGTTTTGCAAAGCAACGTCAACATTCCTGTTGTATTCAGCAATGCCTGCTTGCTTACCCATAATGCCAATATCCCTATTGGATTCCATTTGGGCTATTTGCATCTGTCGAGATAGCTGATCCTCTGCACTTGCTTCTTTTCTAGCTTGACTCATGATCTCGGAGGCTGTGGTCCCGGCACCCCTTAGAGCACCAGCAATATCCCCTTCAGCTATACCTGCACCAAGTTGGATAAGGGCCTGTGATCCAGCATCCTTTCTAGCATCCTCTTTAATTTTTCGGGCTCGATTTTCTGCCTCAGTAATTAGCTTTGAATAATCCGACTTAAACTCAGTAAAGTCCGTTAGCCCTTCAGGGCGGTCTATCTGACCAATAACAGATCCAAAGTCTGCCTTGTCAAAAACAGAACTTGAGCCAAACTTCTTAAGCTGGTCCAAAGTATCCATAGCCCTTGAATAGTCGGGCTTAGAAACATCAGTGGATAAGTCAGCCACCCGTTGGGCCAAACTCTGAAAGGTAATTCCTTCAGAAACTTTGCCATTGGTCCCTGTACTGCCGACCCCGGGAGCGGGGCTGCCTCCCCTCGGTGGTGGTTTATTTGCCGGACTTCCTCCGGGAGCTGTGTCGCCGAACATATTCAAATGATCTGGAGGGGGATTCCTTTTAGCAAGATCCCTTACTGTCTGTTCCCCCGGCCCGGTTGTGTTTGACCCAGCCTTAATTGTGGCTTCGTCAAGCGATCTATCATTGAGCTTGTTGGCATCTTCAAGCAGAGCATTACTCGTGCCGCCGAAACCGGACCCGGGCGTTGTTCCGGTTCCTGATTCCCGGCCTATGCTGGCCGCTCCCGGGTCCATGAAGCCCCCATATGTATCTGTTCCGGCATATATATTTCCACCTACATCACCACGCCCCAATACTTCAGCAGCGGAAGTAGCTGGACTTGGTGCCAGCGCCAGCGGAGCATCCTGATTCGTACTAGGATAGTAAGGAAGAGCCCCAACATCAGGGACCGATGACTGAACCGCAAACTCAGTGTTTAATTGATTACCAAGTGCAATGGATTCAGCGACTTCTGCCTTTCTACGCTCGGCCTCTACCGCGCCATTCTGGGACGCATCATAAAGCGCCATACGCTTCCGCATGGCACCGGGAGTAAAATTAAGTGGTGGAGGGCGTGCAGATTTGTAGTAACTATCAAGCTCTTCTGCTACTCGACTCAAATCAGTGCCGGGATACTGTGCAGACAAAGCTCTGTACTGTCGCTCAAGCTCAGCAGCTTGTTCAGGACTAGTTACCCCACCATTTGACATGGACACCACGTTCATTGCCAGTTCATCGCCTTTCGGGCGATACCTTTCAACCAGAGCCTCCCTCATTTTTGAACCGGAATCTCGGTCCACAGCTTTTACAGCGTCGTATTGCCTCATGAGATCATCAGGAACATTGGCATTAATCAACTCATTTCTATCCATTGAGTCAATCGCTGCATCCATCCGGGCGTTTAGCTCGGCAACAGTTGCATCTGAAACCTCTGAATCATATGGCTGGGGATCTGGTCGGTCATACTCAAGTTCTAACATTTCAGCCAAGCGGCCACCGACAAAACCTTTATTAGTTAGCTTGTCAAAAGCAGGCTGCAATTCCTGAGAGCCAAACCTTTCCAGCAACTCGGCGGCTCTAGCACTGGCCGGAACGTTGGGGTCTAGACTAGGATACTGCCCCCGAGCGTCCGCGATTTGATCATAAAGAGGCTCAACATCCTCGTAATTACGAAGGCCACTTCTAGGGTTTACAGGTAACGTAGACAGCCTATCTCTTATTGGCTGAACTTGCGTATTAAAAGCAAGAAGCTGCTCTGGATAAGAAGTCTCGCTTCTACCGTTCGTCCCACCTCCATTGCTCATACCCATAGGGGGAGCGCCTTGAGGCATCGGTTGTTGCGGGGGAGGCATCTGCGGGGGCATTCCCATAGGAGGCATCCCTCCCGGTTGAGGCGGCATAGCTCCCGGAGGCATTCCCCCGGGTTGAGGCGGCATTCCTCCCGGTTGTGGTGGCATCCCTCCCGGCTGAGGCGGCTGCTGCTGTTGAGGCTGTTGATCCCCCATAGCCGCTATGCCACTAAGTATTTGATCCTTAATAGTGTCTTGCGGCGTTTCTTGGTTCTCAGCAGAAAACCTTTTCCTCATGTCTTGTCGTCTCTGTATTTCAGAAACGACCAGATACTGAGGGAGCTGCCCAGAAGGCTGCTGAGCCTCCTTCATTAAAGCCTGATCAGGCAATCCTTTTATAAGGTCTTCTTGCTCAAATATATTCATTAACCAGCCCCACTCAGCGCCCTATAAAGGCCAACGCCACCTATGCCTGCACCTAAAGCCTGAGACGCAGGACTTACTGTGGGGCCATATGCAGCCCTAGTTTGCCCCGGCTCAACAGGCAGACCCCTGAGAATGTTACTGAAGAATGACAATTGCTCTCTCGGGAATGCCTGCTGTCTCAGGAAATCTTGATAACCCATGTCCATGCCACGCTGGTTCATCCCTCGCTGGATCTGACCCGCTGCTTGCAGGTTACGCAACCTTTCATAGGCCATTGCTTGCTCTCGCTCGCCAAGGTCACCGAGCATTCCGGCAGCACGAAGCTGCTGATCTCTGGTTGCTTGGTCAGCACTAAGACCAGCAAGACCAAGTCGGGCTCCGGTTTCAGCAGAACTAACATTGAATTTATCAGCAGACATCCGCATTTCATTTGCTGCCTGACGTGCCCTGTCTTCCTGTTGCTGGGCAGTAAGACCTAAACGTGCAGCCTCCTGTCTGGCATTTTCTGCAGCCTGATAAACGTTTGTTTCTTCTCGTTGCTGGGCAAGTCTGAGTTCTTCGTTCTGGGCAAACTGCCTTTGACTGAACTCTTCTGCTGCCCTGTTAGCTGAATCCTCTTGCTCTTGAGCAGTAAGCCCAAGCCTCGCAGCTTCCTGTCGAGCATCTTCCTGTATCTGGAATCTTTGTTGCTCAAACTGTTGATACTGCTGACGCCCTTCTTCAGTAATCTGGAAAGCAGATTGCTTATATTGCTCAGCGGCCTGCCTTGAAGCTTGCTCTTGCTCTTGCTCGCTAAGCCCAAGCCTTGCCGCTTCTTGCCTCGCCTCTTCTCCAGCGTTAAAGGCCGATTGTTGAAATTGCTCTTGCGTTTGTCGCCCAGCTTCAGTTTGCTGGAAAGCCGCCTGCCTGAACTCTTCCTGAGCCCTACGCCCTGCTTCTTCCTGCTCTTGTGCGTTCAACCCTAAGCGAGCAGCTTCTTGTTTTGCTTGCTCTCCAGCATTGAATGCATCTAATTCAATTCTTTCTTGCTCTACTTGAGCTGTAAGTTGTTGACCTTCTGCGCCCTGCCTGAATTGCTCTTGAGCCTGCCGAGCCGCGTCCGCTTGCTCCTGAGCACTTAATCCTAAATCAGCAGCCCGTTGGCGAGCACCTTCCCCAGCCTCGTAAGACCGGATTGCCATGTTCTGCTGCTCTTGCCTAGCTTGCTCAGATGTCTGGAAGGCAGATTGCCTTAATCCTTCTGCCTCTCTTTTTGCCTGATCCTGAGCTTGAGCCTTGCTGAGCCCAAAGTCAGATTCTTGAAGCCTAGCCGCCCTGTCCGCTTCAAACGTCTGAAGGGCCTGCTGATAAGCTGCCTGACCGCCTCTTGTCTGTATATCGTCTAGCTGCTGACCAAGATTTCTTTCCCTTTCCGACTGCATGATGGCTTCTCTGTAACCACCTAAGCCACCAGCAGATGCTGCCTGTTGAGATATTTGGCTCCCAGTAATATCAGACTGGCGACGAGCCTCTCTCTTTTCTATATCCGTAACTAACTGCTGGTACGGATTCATGTATTTTTCTAACGTTTCAGCATCAGCAACCGTGCCAGCTTCAAAGTCTTTGACGGGGCCAAGGTCACCTGCATACTTGCTTTCTAACTCTTTAGCCGTGTAATCCTGACCAAGATCCTTTGCAACGTATCCCGGGTTAAAAGTGCCAGCTTCGTATTCAGAGTCACCCGGCGTATCTATTGTTCCGGCGGAAAATTCTCCCGCCTCGTAGCCAGAATCAATGGGGCCAGCCCGATACCGGGAAAATAAATTCCGTGCCCGATACGTTGGATCTCTTTGCTGGGCTTCGTAGTCCATGGAAAAATCTGCGGGACGGAGATCACTAGTAAGTGTCCCGGGGCGATAAGACTGACCAACCCTGCCAGCTTCGTACCCTGAATCAAACTCAGCAGGGTCATAGCCAGACTGCCGCTGATCCGCTTCGTATCCCTGACCCAACCTTCCAGCAGCATATCCCGGATCAAAAGTACCAGCTTGATAATCTGAACGAATCTGTTGGGGATCAAACCCACCAGCAATGTTCATCCCCATATTGCTGTCTTGGTAACCTATTTGAGACGCAATATCTGAGGCCATTCCTAATTGAGACGGTGCCCCTGCAGCGGCCATGTCATACATGCCCCGCATGCCCATCTGCTCATAGGGCGAAAAGTCAGCAATTCTTTGCCCCGGGTACGCTTCATAAGGCCGAGTAGTCTCATAGACTGTACGACCTAGCATGTCCTCAAAATACGGACGAGCGTATTCCGGGAGATTTGTCGTTATCTGAGTAACTTCTGATGGACCGCTGCTGCCGCCTTTACTCATTGGTCAAACCTCTTCTCATAAACGACATAAGCCCTGTCGTAATCATCTTGCTTAAGCCATTGCCAGAAACCCATTCTGGCGGTGGCCTCAATACCTTGGCAATCATTGTCTTTTGCCCAGCTATCAAATCTGTCAAGAATGTCCCAGACCCAATCGTTAAAATTATCGCCGCCTAAAAACTGGATCGCGAGCATTCTCTTGTGTGGGTAATCAACAAGCTCTGTTGTCCCAACACCTTCAATCTCTTTGTCTTTGTTAAATGCAACCCAAAGATGCTGATGTCCATTCAGGATGGCAGAGTACAAAACCTCCATACTCCACCTACCATTCGACCTTGCTACCGCCCTAGCTAATTGCTCCCGCACATCAGGCCACAAGGTATTTAAGTAATTACTAGGGACAAGCGCAATTGTGTGAGTTTGCTCTCCCCTTTCCGAGCGGGGCCTAACTTTTGGCTCCCTTGATATGTCCCTAATGTGTAAAAGATCAGCAGCTTTTACTGGTTCATTCATGCTGGCATTGCTCCCCCGGAACGCATGGGCTGAGGTTGCCTCATGGTTCCAGTCCTTTCCATCCTGACTCGATCTAACATCCCGTCAAGCTCTTGAACTCCAGCATCTGTGCTGCCGTCTCCAATACCGGAAACAACGTCAGCAGGAACAATGTACTCGCCGGGGCTAACAGCAACCGGCTGATCTGCGCCAATCATTCCCGGGATACGATCATCCATTCCGCCACCGGAGCCAACAATCTCTCCCTCAGTCTGAGCGTTTGGAACTATCTCCTGCAGCACTTTTTCCCGCAGGATCTGGAATGCTTCAGGACCAAACTCATCAACAAAGTTAGCAATTACAACTTCAGCTTCTTCTTCAGGGAGACGGCCAGAGATAGCCATAACTGCTCGCTCAATTAGCAACTGACCATTAGCCTCCATTGTATCGTTCATAGCGAAGTCAGAAGTATCACCTCCCGCCCTCATTCCCGGTCCTGAAGATCCGTCGAATACTGGCACAGACCCTGTGCTGCCCATTATTTCGCGTAAAATATTTATTTCAGCCTGCTGCTCCGGAGTCAATTCCTCTGTAGGAATATCTGTTATTCCTCCACCAGTTGCCGGATCTGATGAAGGCGGCGGGGTTGTTATTGGATTATTCATGTCCAGAATTGCCCTCTCCACAAGAGCAGGATCTGAACCGGGATCAATCGTTTCATCCATTCGGGACTCGGCAGTAAAATCTCCCACCCCGGAATCTTCAGTGCGGAGACTTGTTATCCCCCCTGTAGTCCCTCCAGTAGTCCCTCCAGTCACTGTGTTCCCTGTATGGGGAATATCATCCCGACCCGGGCCTCCTCCAGAAGAACCTTCTCCACCCTCAGCGCCTTCCGGCGGAAGATCCTCTTCATTTGCCGGAGGATAATTGCCGCCGGTAAAAGGAGGAGGCGAGGGTGCCCTGAAGTATGAGATCTCGGCATCAAACCCCGGGCGATAACCGGCCAGCTCTTCCCGGCTTATTATTTCTGAGCCACGAATGCCTGCTTGTCTTGCCGCAGCATCAGCCCCTCGCTGATATGCGTCACTAGCCCCATTGCCTGTAACCGCACGAGCGCCTTGGGTGAGAATACCGCCGTCTGCTGATGCATCAATTGCCCCTGCAGCCGCATCCCGACTCTCAGCCGTGGGGTTATTAGATTCTATTCCCGAATCACCATACCGATATGTCGTTCCACCTACGGTAATTGAAGCGTTTGGGTTATTTTTTAGCAAATTGCTAATGCCTTTCTGATTAGGATTGAACTCGCCACCGTTATTCATCCTTACGACAGACTGGCCTTTAATCATGTCTTGCAAGCCATTGAGGCTTCTTCCGTAATGGGCAGGATCTATAGAGGTAACACCGCCCCCTGCCGCCACCTTACGAGGAATTTTATATCCCGGGTAATCCCTTTCAAGCTGCTCAAAAGAGCGATTCATGATGCCAACGTTTCTTAGATAATCTTCCTCACGCTCTCGCTCAAAGCGTCGGCCTTCCTCCTCAAATTCTTCTTGAGCAGTTAACGCAGCCTGCTGGCCTTCACCTACGCCAATAGCTGCTAATGGCCCGGGCTTAAGCAATGTTTTTCCAAACGCGCCCGGTTCCTTAAAGGGAGCAGTGAATCGGTCTCCAATACTTTGCTGTCCTCTCAAGTCGCCTAAAGTAGATTCCAGATTAGAAACTCTTCGATCTGCAATACTTTTAAGATTAAGAGCATCTAATTGAGCGTCTGCCGCAACATTTGATGCCTGAATAGATGGATCAAGACTCACTGGAGAGGGCGAAAAATCTGCAGATACAGATAAAGGTGACTGACTCCCCACAGATGACATCTGTAAAGGATTACCAAGAGCATCAGTTGGAAGCCCAGCAACATCTGGAGTAGCAAAAGCACTTGCGACATCCGAGCTTGCAGCAGCAACATCTGCCCCCGCAGTAGCAAGATTTGTTCCCGCCTCAGAAGCTGCCGTCTGAGCAGCGTCAAGAGCCGCAGATGTATCTCCTATCGCTGGATTAAGAGCGTCTGATGCAGCACCCAAAGCTTTACCAAGACCAAAGCCGGTAATGCCAGACAACAGACCCTTCTTAATGTCACCAGTCAAAGCAGTCGTCGTAAGACCTGACCCGATGGCAGAAGCCAACGCTGTCTTCCCGGCCAAAGCAGGAATTACTGACGGCAACACAGAAGCCCCCAGAGTGCTGCCTAGTATGGAAGCAAGAAAAGGCAGGAACGCTTCAGGCTGTCCCGTTATCGGGTTGGTCGTCAGAGATCCTGTAGGAGACAAGGCGGCAATTCCCTGAACCTCTACAGGGTTCATATGCACAAGCATTGAATCGCCATAGCGTCCATGCTGTGCCATCTGGTCCATAAAAGGCTTTGCTGGATATTGGTTCATAACTAACTTGTCTCTACGCCGAATAGGTTAAAGCTGACATTAGCCGCGCTTGAATAAACTTTTACTACGTCCTTCTGACCCAAGCACAAGCCAATCACCACAGTTCTTGTTGTGGTAGCTGCCAAGTCTTCGTCATAAAAAATAAACTGCTTATCATCTGCTGAGGCATTGTTAACGTGTACGCTCACCCGGAACGTAATTCCAGATCCGCCTCTGTTGCATACAACAAGAGAGCTGCAGGTAGTCTGAGTAAGGTCCGGGACTGAATACAAAGTAGTTATAGTGGTCGCGCTTACATCGACCTGCCCGAGAACCTTGATTACATCAGCCACCTGATGCCCCCATTAAAAGAAACTGGAATCGACGCATTGCCAAGGAACCGGGCTTATCGCCCTGCGTCTTCGCAAGCTCTATGTCATTTTCCAATGTCTGAAAAGTAAATTCTATCGTCCTTCTGGTGACCGCCTCATTCTCTTCAGCATACTCTTGAGCAGGCGATGGCAAGGGAATTGTTCTTCTGGTTGCCATCAGCGTCTCCCGTCAGGCCGCATATCAAATCTGAGAGCACCAAGCCTCCAGCCATACCCAGCCCCGGAGCTTTCCACCCGAACGATTGAATGTCTTGCTCTGTTCCTGACATAAGATTGGGTGCTGCTTGGCGTTATGGTTGACGTTGATAACGTGGCCTCAGTCTCAAGCGGGAAGTCGCTGCCCTTAATGACTATGTTTGCAGAAGCATCTGTCTGGCTTCCGTTAAATGTAAAGTCAGGAACGATCCTGCTCATAAACATAAAGAACTCACCCTCAGCCAACTCCAGATCACCTGACTCAATGAATGCAGTCATGGCTTCTCCGTCCGCGTCGTAGCCGACTTCATGCTCGTAAAGGTAATTGCTCCCCCCGTCTACCGCTGTAGCAGCCAAAGGATATTGTCTCGTTGTGCCGCCTACCCAAGAGCCCCTAGCTAACGTCCCAACAGACCACAGGTTCTCTTCGTAATTGAACGTCACATAATTAGTGATCTCTGTATTTCCTGATCCCACAGGATAGAACCAACTAACTTCGTTGTAGTCAGTATTTTCTGCAGCAAAGACCTTGAACGCCTGATCTTGATTCAGGTTGGAAAACACATGCTCCTTAACGGAACAGGGCACTGGTTGAACAGAACCGTTGTAAACATAGAAGTTTCTTCTGTCCATGAAATAGACAACGCCGCGAGCATTGACAGCGGCATTCGGAGAAATCATGGATACGTCTGAGCTTAAGCGCGTAAATTCAAATATAAACGGAGCGCCAATAAACCTCATGGAATGTAGGCTTACGTCAGTCCAAATAAGTATCTCTTGCCTAGTCTGAACGGCCCCAATAATTTCGGAGCCCGAGTTAATTCTCACACCCCCGGCAGTGTTCGTTGCCGTGGGAGTCCAATCAGCAACGTTTTCCTGATCAGAGAATCTTACAAACAAGGGATCTATAGTTGATGACCCAATAGGGTTAACGCCAAAAGCTATAACGTGCTGATCTGTATCCGAAACCATTACCTGAAGGGCAATAGTTGGGACATTTGAAGCTCCACTGAGGCTTGTAATATTGACGGCTCTGGCTCCGGTCCCGCTCGATTCGTCCCAGTAATAAACGCCGCCGCCCCGAACATTAAGGATCAGGTCTTCACCAAAGTTATCTTGGCTCCACAAGCGCAATTGATTTCCTGAAGCTACAGAGCTTGAGCTTCCCCAAGTTCCCGAGCCCCAAGGCTCAGCACCCCAGCCAGTGCCGCTGACAAAAGTATTCAGACCTGTATTGATCTGATAGGCACCAACTACACTAGAGCCACCATTGCCAGAATCCGAAGCGTTTGCGGTAACAGAATCTCCGCTCGTATCCTTGGCTTCTATTGTGTATGTGCTGGTCGTCGGGACGGTAGCAATCTGGTATTCCTGATTCAGGACCGCAGCAATGATATTGCCACCCAAAGATGCAGCGTCACTAAATGTGACAAAGTCATTAACAACAGCGCCGTGCGCTGTATCTGTCACAGTTATTGTTGAAGATCCATTTGTTGCCGCAAACGTTACGTCACCCGCCGAAGTCGTAGCCCGAAGCGGAGTTACGTCATTGAAGCCGCTGCCCTCAGCAATATAAAACTTAAGGTTCGTCCCCAAGGCAATATATTTGATTGACTCCAAAGAAGCCCAGTCATGTATTGACCGGCAAATACCTAAGAAGGAATCTTCGGCAAACTTCCGCCAGCCACCTATTTTTTCAGGGCGACCTTTCCTGAACCGAACCTTATCGGAATCAAACCACCCAGCGTCGGCTGTGTACTCGGTCCCTTCTTTATTGACGCCCGGGGCAAACTGTATCTTTGTTAATGGCATTAACCGCGCCTACTAAAACCCAATGCCGCTGTAACCGCCAAAGGGATCAAAACCGAAGCCTCCGCGTCCGGGTAATCCTATGTCGGGCTGAACAGCAGGTTGCTGAGGGGGAGGCTGATAACTTGTTGGACCCTGTAACTGGTTAGGACTACCCGTCATGGGGGCAGTGAAATTCGGCTGATACATTACGTCGTAAGGAGGATTAGCGGGATCAGCAGGACTACCGGGGGGTCGATATGGGTCACTCGGAGGCTGAGGCTCTGGCTGATACGGCTCAGGACCAGTCTGCATCGAAGGAGCAGGGGGAGTATATGGCTGATAATGTGGGAACTGAAAGGTTCCTGTCATGTTTTGTGGAATGCCATAGCCAGCAAACCTATCAGCGGTATTTTGCATTTGCCCGTAACCCGGAGGCATTACCGGCGCGTTATAACTAGGCGGCGATGAAAACGGAGGAATCCCTGCTTCAGGGTATGAAGGAGAGCTTGGAGGCTGAGGGTAATACCCTCCCGGCTGGGGCATGTTCTGCCTTCCTTTACCGGGCATGGATGGTCCTCTGCCTTTACCGGGACCAGACGGGCCTCTGCCTTTACCGGGGCTTGGGAATCCCGGAGACCCTATTGGGCCTCTACCTTTACCCGGGCCAGATGGACCCCTACCTTTGCCGGGACCAGATGGTCCCCTACCTTTCCCCGGACCACCCGGACCACCCGGGGAGCCCATTATTGGACCCCTGCCTTTTCCCGGGCCAGATGGGCCTCTGGGTTGAGGCGGATACCCCGGCATGTCTGGATAAACACCCGGCATGTAAGGAGGGTCCATAGGCACAGGTGTGGGAATACTTGCTACTGGACCCCTGTCACCCGGGGAAAGCTGGTCCCTGAAAGAAATGCCGCCAAAATCTACCCTATTGCCACCTTCGTCAAAGTAACTCCCTCCTGCCATTGGCCCCCTGCCACCCGGCATGGGCATCTCCGGCGGCATGCCCGGTCTCTGACCTATTCTCCCCTGATGACCGGGAAGTTGAACTTCTCCCGAGGCAATAGCACCGGAGCCGCGAGGATCAAATGAAGGGGGAGGCTGTCGGAACAGATTTTCCCTGTAGTTCTGGCTCGGTCCACCCTGTCCCGAAAGCATTCTCTGCTGTTCTTGCAAACGCTGAAGTTGGCGCGGATCAAAGGGTGACGGTGGAGCCGAAGGCCCAAGCGGTGGCAGCTTATCCATGCCCTGATATAACGGGCTCCTTCTAATAGAGTTCGCTGGCACCCTTGCTTCTGCTTCAGCCTGTTGCCGCTGAAGTGCTTCCTTAAGATCGCTTGGGAAAGGCTGTCCTTTCTGAGCGTTCTCAAATGCTTCCTGAATGGAGCGCTGGAGGTTGCCCATAGAAGGAGGCACGTTCCCAATATTTCTGAACCGATCAGAACTTAGAGGCCCTCCCGGTTCCCTGCCGGTGGTCCTCATTCCCGCATCGGCAAGTTCTCGATAACTTCGTTGACGAGGCGAACCCCCACCTTTCCCCGGAAGAGATCGGCCTCTGCCCTTCCCCGGACCAGATGGGCCTCTGCCCTTCCCCGGACTACGTTGGTATCCCGGAATATTAGGCACTGTCCTTCTTCCGGCAGGGGGACGAGCCATCATCCTATTGTACTTATCATCAGCCATCTGTAGATGCTGCTGCTTGATTAGGTCACCGCCGGATGGCATATAGGGCCGATTAACCCGGGGCGTCATGTCTCGCCTCGGATCGTATTGCGCGAAAGGATCGTGCCTTCTTCGCATATAAACCGAACCCATATCCCCGGGAAACTGAGACATGCTATCTCTCCTGATATTCGCCAGACTCAATCATCTGGCATATTTCTAAGGCTCGATCACCCACTTGGGTTGCCCATTTACTGTCGTAAAATTCTTTGCTGGCGTCAGTATAGTTGCCGTCAGCCATATGGCCTAATGCCTTCACAAACCCACGAAGCCTTGTCTGACCAATATTGAATGACAAATCTATAAGAGCTTCACGCCTTACGCCATCCAAGTCATCAAACCATTCGTATTCAGAAGTAAGCTCCTTACGACAACGACTGACATCATTGTCCAGTAAGAAATCTATCTCTTCTTCGCTAAGACCAAGAGAGCCCTCAGCAAGACACCGCCCAACACCAATTGTAGTCAGACCAAGATGGTCCTCGTAGGCATGGGTCTTTACGCCTTCATGGCGTTTCAACATCTTCTTCAGTCGATAACTCATCTTTATCCAAGTCTCTGTAATACTTAATGATGCTTAGTGCTTGTCTAATGTAACGCTTAACTTCAGCTATGTTTGTACTTAGATTTTCGTAACCTTTTGGGGTTAGTCCGTAATAGGCATCAACTGGCGCATTTCCAGCCTCAAGAGCATCTAAGTATTCCTGCATCGTCTCTGGTGTCAGAACTCGCCACTCAACAAGAAGTGGTGCTATTTGATTAGGCAGCGGCGGATGGTACACCGGAGCAGGTTTTTCAATCGTAATAACCTCGACCTGATTTACATCGGGAACAGGAGCCGGTCTTACTAATGCACAGCTAGTTAAACTGATCAGGATTAGTAATAGCGGCAAGCTCTTCATTGACCTTTGACGTTCCTTTGTTGATGACCTTTTGAATTAAACCCGGCTTTCTTATCGAGAGCATGTTCAGATTGTGCTTGGCGAAAGTCTTCCTCATGTCAGTTACTTGAGTTTCTGCTGCCCTTGCTGCGTCAGAAAGCTCATTAATCCTTTGAAAGTTTTGCTTTTCTTTTTCTATTCGCTCAAGGATTTCCTCGTTTTGAGAACTGATCGTTCCCTCTAAGACAGCTTGATTGTTTATTGCTACTTGAAGCTCAGTTCTTAAGGAGGCTTTTTCGGCTTCTGCACGGTCGTAATAAACCTTAAAAGAAACCCCGCCCATAATCAGTGCAGCTCCTAAGACCCCAGAAATCTGCCACATTATTTTTTCGCCATATAAGCCGTCGCGCCGAAATAAAGACCAACGACAGATGCTTGAGAAAGGAACAACATGTCACTAAGACTTGCGAGCGTAGCTAGGCGAGCTTCTGGAACAAATGGCATTAGCGGTAAAATAGCAAAGCCGCACATTGAACACATTGCCACCCACGCCATGCGACGTTGAGTATCAGCCTTCTCTTCCCGCATCTCCAGTTCAAGCATGTCTTGCGAGCGACGGATCTCGTCATCAGTGACAACTCCATCGCCATCTAAATCAAACTCAGCGTACTGAGATTTAGGCTCCAATTCTTTTGCCATTTATTCGGCTCCGTAAAAGAAAGCAAAAAATATCCAAAGAGAAATCATTGCCATCAAAAAGATGCCCAGCATGATCGAAAATATTTGCCCAATCTCTTTCCAAAATTTAATCCGTCGTTTTCGCTGGGCTTTTATTCGCGCAACTTCTTTTGCTGCATTTTCTTCGGCCTCAGCCATTCTCTTTTTGATCGACTTGTATAAGTCTCCTTGGCCCTGCAGCAAGCACACGTCATGCAGCATTCTGTCGTAATTGGCTACTTGACGGGTAACACTCTCAAGTCGAAGAGCTTCTTGATAAGACATCTTCCCAGCGGCCTGAACCTTCTCGCACTCTTTAGCTGCCATTGCAGCTTCAGACCAAGAGCCAAGAATGCTGCCAAGATCCCGGCCATGCCCGTGGGCATCACGAAGACTTTGAATGCCTTCATTGACAGCCTTCAGCGCAGCAAACGCTGCTGTTAACTCCGCAAGCATCAGTCAAACGTCTGTACGTTAGTAGGCACGCGACGAGGAATGCAGTAGGCGGCGACATTCCCTTTGTGCCTGAGATATGAAAAGTGTCTGGCCTTGTCGAAACTCCCTGTGCTTATCCAGTGAGCAAACTGATTGCACCGCTTCACGTCACGGAAAAATATAGCGTTATCAGCAAGTGGTTCGCCGTTCACTATTACCACTAAAACAAAAGCCAACATCACTAGACTTTTATATCGACGGTAGACATCGACCGGCTGATGTCGGTAACTGACACTCTGTTTCCGCGTAGCTGATAAAGCTGAGTCTCGGAAACTTCGGTTACCTTTTTGACAGGAGCGCCATCAGACGCCATGACCAACTCTTGCATCTGACGATTAGCCACCCGCCTCCAAGCAATCGCTGGAGGGTTCCCGGTTGTCTGGTCGATGCTGTTAATGGCCATGTTAAGTCACAAGTTTTAAGACCTGCGGAAAAATTACTGCTGCAATCAGGGCTGCGTAAATTCCCCAGATCATGTTGTCGAGCTTGTCAAAACGCTTTTCCCCGCGTTTAAGGCTTGCTTCAATTGCCTCGTACCTCAGCCGACACTCTCGTTCATGAGCCTCGATTTCAGCAAGAGCCTTGTTCGCGGGGTCCAGCTCACTCATTTTAATTCGCTTCGGTCTGCGCCTGAATTAACAAAGAGCACTGGGCAAACGCCATTTGCGCCGTTTCATGCCGCTCAACAAGCTCATTAATTTGAGCCTGATAATTGGCAATTTCCTGCTGAAGTCGGGCTTGTTTGGCCTGCAACTTTTCAATCGCAGGCGGAAGCTCAACAACCTCCGCTGTCTCTTCTTCTTCTATTTCAAAATCTAATGCTTCGTCGCTCATGATGCTACATACGCCTTGCCGTTAGTGATCGCCGCCTTTGAGGCTGTCATGTCCTCAGAGCCCCAGTCCTCAAGAGCAACCATGATTTCAAGATGTTCGACATTTCTTGAAACGGTATCTTTGAGTTCTTGGGCGGTCTCGTTCTTTGTGTACTCAGAATCTGAGTCCGTCCTAATAAGGTCAATCAGGGAAACTGAGTGTCCCATAGCTGTGTAGTCTTGAGCCTTCTGCTCGGTGGTACGTGGTTCTGCTGCCATGTAATTAGCTCTCCAATGCGGCAATTCTTGCCGTTAATGATTCAATGACTGCTTGCTGCTCTTGAACAGCTTTTACAAGAATTGGTACAAATTTACTGTACTGCAAGCCCATCTGCTTTCCGTCATCAGAGTGACTAGAAACCAAATTAGTCTTGTTGTCTTTGTTGTACCCAGCAGCAATCTCAAGGGCTTCTACTTCTTGGGCCTTAAAGCCAATATCCAGCCAGTCTTCTTTGTGCGTGCCGTCTGGAGTTTGAGCATTTAAGTCGTAGTCGGCTGCGTATTTATCACCATACTTAGAACGCTTGTCCCATTTGTAGGTCACGGGTTTTAGAGCTTTTACAAAGTCCAGACCAAGGTCTAAAGCCGTGAAGTCAGTCTTGTCTCTAGCGTCAGAAGCTACTGTCCAGTCAACTTGGATGTGTGCTTCAGAAATGTTCTCATCACCTAAGACAATTTCATTGTCTCCCGTAGTGATATTGCCGCCGGGAGAACCTGTACGCCCTGCGTCTTTTCCAAGAAACAGGTTGTTATCACCAGTTGTAAGGCCATACCCAGCATTGACGCCCAAACAAGAATTAGTTAGACCTGTGGTAAGACCAAAACCCGAAGCGTACCCCACCAAGGTATTCTGGGTTCCTAAAGTAGTGTTATACCCAGAATTGGTGCCTATAGCGGTGTTGTAAGAAATCGCGTCAGCACCTGTGTTGTTTGCAACTCTAAGTGCGTTCCTTCCGACTGCAACACTGCCGTCATCATCTACATTCGCATTTAATGAGTTGCGCCCAATTGCTACGTTGTCAACACCTGACGTATTGTTTTCTAAAGCTTCATAACCAACGGCAACATTGCTATCACCCGTGGTGGTTTGCTGTAGCGCAAAAGCGCCAAGGGCGGAGTTCTGTGTTCCGGTAGTCGTATTTTGGATTGCTGCGTATCCACAAGCAGCGTTATAGTTTCCACTAGCGGCAGAACTGGAAGATCCTCCTCCAGCAACATAACCTATTGCGACATTCCCGACACCGCTTGTAATTTCTGCGCCAGCAAAACCTCCTAAAAGAGTATTGTAAGTTCCTGTAAAAGCAGTTCCTGACGAGGCTGGTGTTCCTGCCTTAAAGCCAAGTGCTACGTTGTACATATCCGCATTTGAAGCAGGTTCTAAATCACGCAATGCCTCATAGCCTATTGCGGTGTTACGGTCTCCAACAGTGTTGTCGTACAGAGTCTTGTAGCCAATGGCAATATTCAAATCACCTGTTGTGGCGCTATATAACGCGCTATTCCCAACGGCAGTGTTGTATTGAGAAGTGGTTAAAGACGTTCCTGATGCATAACCCACCAATGTGTTGAGGCCAGCAGTCGTAAGTGCGTCTCCAGCATAGCCGCCAACAGCTACGTTGCCTTCTCCTGTGGTAAGAACATGCA